GCTTGCCGAGATGCTGGGTGACCTTGACGCAGCTAGGGAGTGACGCGCGTCACACAGGTAGTCACAGGGCGGTCACGGAGATGGTTCCGGGCTCGCCCTTTGGCGTTACAGCGGTGAGCGGTGACGACTCCCCAACCCCCGCTCAAGATCAACATACCCTCTGACCTGCGTAAAGTGATGAAGTGACGATTAACCCCCTACTTTCATAACCACATAAGGTTTCTAAAGGGATTACAGAAGACGGCTACTAACCGTCACTTCGTCACTCCTCCCCAAGGGGTAGGCCTTTCACCCGATCTATATAAGGTATGGGGTCAGTCGTTTCCCGCGCACCAAGTCACACAGACGGCGGACTGAGGACCTGACCCACACCCCCGGATGCTCCCCTGCCTCTCTCCCAGGGTCGAGCGTCCGGGTATGCCTCGCTAGCTCAGTTGGAAGAGCGCCGGTGTGAAGCTCCGGAGGTCCATGGTTCGAGTCCATGGCTTGGCACGCGTGGGTTCCCCCGTCGCCCTGACATCGGGAACATCTTGCCCGGCATTTACGCCTGATGAAGCGGCCCTAGCGGGTACGCAGAAACCACCCTGTGTGGTCGCGCGGAGTCTCCCTGGCCGGGGAATAACTGGAGACCTAGGGGCGACACTTTGGTGCGTAGCTCAGTGGGTAAGAGCGCCGGACTGATAATCCGGAGGTCGCTGGTTCAAGTCCAGCCGCATCTACTAGGCGCAGAAAATAGGCCTTGACCGGCCGACGATATGCACCCTGGGTGAAACCGGCCCTGCTCCCCTGGCTAGTCACCATGGGGAAGGGGCGGCGAGTAGCCCTCAACCGCTGATAGCCCAACTGGAAGAGGCACCAGGCTTAGACCCTGGGTGGTGGGGGTTCGAATCCCTCTCAGCGGACGGCGCCGACGTGTACCGCACTGATTCCCGTCACTGGGTCAGTGGACTGGTGGCGCTGGCGCTTCCCGTGGGTATGGCGCAGCTTGGTAGCGCACCTGGTTTGGGACCAGGAGGTCACAGGTTCGAGTCCTGTTGCCCGCACAATGAGCGGTTACACAATTGCGTGGCTGGCTTGGCTGGTCGCATTCGCTGCAATCGAGGGTAAAGCCCTCTTCAACAAGACTGAGGGCGACACTCTCAGTGAGCACGTTTGGCGTTGGTTTGCCACGGCGCAGGGGTCCACTGGGAAGCCTTCCGGTTGGGTCCGCCTGCGCCGTTTCGCGCTGCTCGCGTTCATGTCGTGGCTCGGCGTTCATTTTCTGACGGGTGGCAGGTTCTGACCACCTACCAATTTCGGTATGTGGAGGCTTCCCCCTTGCTCGTTCGACGCTTTGACTCTGTCGCTGACGCACGCCTAGGGCGCCATGTGTGCCACGATCCCCGCTCGCTGGACTACGCGCACGGCGTGTTGCCTGCGTCCGCGATTCAGTCGGTCTCGTGGCAGCGTAGGGCGCCGATTCTCGACCAGGGCAACCTAGGGTCGTGCACTGGCAACGCTCTTACGGGTGTTCTGGGCACCGATTCCAAGGGTCGTACGGCGCCGACGTCAGTCACGGTCAAGGCGGACGGCAAGGGCGTGTTCGCGGCTGGTACGTACGCGCTGGATGAGGGCTTCGCTGTGAAGGCGTACAGCCTGAACACGCGGCTTGACAGCTTCTCGGGTACCTATCCGCCCACTGACACTGGCTCGAACGGACTCAGCGCTGCCAAGACTGGTGTCTCCCTGGGTCTGCTGAGTGGTTACACCCACGGCTTCTCGATCGCTGCCCTACAGTCGGCGCTTCAGTCTGGCCCTGTCCTCTGGGGCACGCTGTGGCTGAACTCGATGTTCACCACGGACAGTGATGGAATCCTCAAGGTTGACAAGTCGAGCGGCTCGGCCGGTGGGCATGAGCTAGTCATCAGTGGCTACGACACGGCCAGTGACCTGTACGAGATCCAGAACTCATGGGGCACGTCGTGGGGGATCGACGGTTACGCGTACGTCAAGGGCGCCGACATGGCCTATCTGCTGTCCCAGGATGGCGATATCACGGTGCCTGCCTACGCTGCTGCCCCTGTGCCTGCGCCTGTGGCTGACGCCGATCAGGTGCTCTACGCTGCGTTCACGTCCTGGTCTACAGCCAAGGGCTATGTCAAGGGCGCGTAGCGTCTGCTCGTCCCCTGGTTGTCCTGTGCTCGTGTTCCCCGCTGGTCGCTGTGACGAGTGTAGGGCGCGAGCCAGGGCCATGCGGCGCACGCCTGCGAGCAAGGGCTATGACACTGCATGGCGCAGGACACGGGCACGCTTCCTGCTGGTGCATCCGTACTGTGAGTGTGCTGAGTGCACGCTCCTACCCATGCCGCTGAAGCCTGTTGCCACTGAGGTTGACCACGTAGATGGGCTCGGCCCACTTGGTCCCCGTGGTCACGACTGGTCCAACCTACGCAGCATGACTAAGGCACATCACTCGCGTGAGACTGCGCGTAACCAACCTGGTGGTTGGAATGATCGAGGCTGAATACGCTGTGCGACTTTCCTGATGTCCGTTTTGACCTAGATGGGTGGGGATGGACCCCTTCGGAGCCTGGGGGGATTGAGCGCGGGGGAGGGCTCTGCCTGGTGCGCCCGGTAAGAGAAGTCTGAGGCAGTGACGCAGCGTGCACGACGAGGAGGTGACGCACCGTGGCAAGGGGTACGAGTAGCCGTTCCGGTCCGGCACCTTCCAGCACAGACCGTAGCCACAAGGCCAAGGCTGACTCGCAGGGGTGGACGACCCTTCCCGCTGAGGGGCGCCACGGCGATACGCCAGACTTCCCGCTGATCGACCCCAACGGGCGTGAGCAAGAGATCTGGGAACGGCTCTGGGGCATGCCTCAGGCTGTCCAGTGGGAAGCGTCCAACCTTGAGTACGAGGTGGCAGCGTACGTGCGCCTGTTGGCTCGCGCTGAGCTTCCTGACTCAGTCGCCATGCTGTGGTCGCAGGTCAAGCAAATCGGTGAGTCCCTGGGTCTGACTGCCGCTGGCATGCTCCGCAACAAGTGGATCGTTGCCCCGGTGGCCGAGGATGGCGAGTCGCCCACCCTGTCCGCTGGCTCTCCTGTCTCCTCGCTGACTGCTCGACTCAAGGCTGTGGCCGATGGCTGACGGTAAGGTCCTGGTCGTCGCGCTTGCGTGGACTGAGGCTCATGCCGTCATCCCCGATGGTTTCCGGCAGGGCGAGCCGTTCGAGCTACTGGCTTGGCAGCTCAAGGTAGCCAGCAACTTCTACACGGTGCGTGCTGACGCCGAGGTTGGCCAGCGTTCTACTGCGTTTGTGCATCGGCGTGCGCAGGTCATCATGTCTCAGAAGTCGGGCAAGGGCCCGTTCGCTGCTGCCATTGTGTTGGCGGAAGCCGCTGGACCGACCGTGTTCGCTGGCTTCGCTGAGGGTGGCGAGCAGTACCGGTGCCGTGACCATGGTTGCCCCTGTGGGTGGGTGTACCCAGGACTAAACGGCGATGGGTACTACGCCCCGGGTGAGCCGATGGGTGTTCCTCAGCCCACGCCGCTGATTCAGCTACTCGCTACCAGCGAAGACCAGGTGGCCAACGTCTACCGTCCGCTCAAGGCCATGATTAAGCATGGTCCGTGTGGCGCGTTGATGAGCGTCCGCGAGGGGTTCGTCAGGGTTGGCGCTGAGGGGCGCATTGACGTAGTCACTAGCTCCGCGCAATCGCGACTCGGTAACCCGATTACCTTTGCGATCCAGGACGAGACTGGCACGTACACAGCGACCAACAAGATGATCAAAGTTGCTGAGACGATGCGCCGTGGTCTGGCCGGTATGTCTGGCCGCTCGATGGAGACGACGAACGCTTACGACCCTTCCGAGGAGTCGACGGCTAAGCGCACCCATGAGAGCAGCGCCGAGGATGTCTACCGGTACTTCCCGCAGGCCCCTCCGATGCTGTCCTACCGAAACAAGGTTGAGCGGCGCCGGATTCACAAGGCTGTTTACGCTGACTGCCCGCACATCGACCTAGACGCGATTGAGGCGGAAGCCAGCGAGCTAGCAGAGACTGACCCTGCACAGGCAGAGCGATTCTTCGGTAACCGCATCGTGGCTGGCGCCGGAGCGTGGATTGAGCACAACCTGTGGGAGGCTCGCGCCAACGGTGCCCGTGTGGTGGCCCCCAAGACGCCGGTTGTCCTGGGCTTCGACGGCTCTGATGTGGACGACTGGACAGCGTTTCGCGCTGAGACCCTGGACGGGTTCCAGTTCACGCCGACGTTCGGGCCCAACTCGCTGCCTACGATCTGGAATCCCGCTGACTATGGGGGTCAGGTTCCGCGTCTGGAAGTGTCCGCAGCGCTCGACGAGATTATGCAGCGCTATGACGTCAAGCTCCTGTACGCCGACCCCCCTTATTGGGAGTCCGAGGTAGACACGTGGGTTGACCGGTACGGGGACCGGGTGGTCATCGGCTGGTACACGCGCCGTGTCGTACAGATGCACGCTGCTGCTGAGCGTCTCAAGACAGATATCAGTAAGGCCGATACGCCGTTCTCGCATGACGGGTGTCCGATCACCTCGGGCCACATGCGGAATGCGCGCGCTGCTGCTCGACCCCAGGGCCGCTATGTGCTGGCCAAGTCGGCGCAGGATCAAAAGATCGACGCTGCGGTTACTTCCATCCTGGCCCACGAAGCTGCGATGGATGCGGTAGCCGCTGGCATGGCTGCGCCTAAGCGCAAGTCCTACTACTACGGAGCATGAGCCCACCAGGAGGGGGCATCAATGGCTACTGAGTCCGAAGCCCTGCGCCTGATAGGCCTACTCGAAGACGAGCTACGCACGCGCCGGACAGAGATCGACCGGAACGAGCAGTACTACCGGGGCAAGCAACCGCTGAGGTTCGCCTCGGACGAGTTCAAGAAGTATCACGGGCAGCGCTACCAGGGGTTCGCCGATAACTGGGTACAGGTGGTGTCTGACGCGCCTGTAGAGCGGCTCACAGTCAATGGCGTTATGCCGTCCGGGCAGACCGAGGCTGATGCCGAGTTGTGGCGCGTGTGGCAGATGAATGGCCTAGACGCTGACTCGCAGCTTGGCTTCCTGGGCGCTGTGAACTCTGGCCGTTCCTTCGTGCTCGTGTGGGGCAACCCGGACGACCCCGAGACGCCAGAGGTCACCTTCGAGGATGCCTCGCAGTGCATCGTCACGTACGAGCCTGGCTCTCGCCGGAAGCGGCAGGTAGGGCTCAAGCGGTGGGAGGACGGCGGCGACGACTACGCCACGCTGTATCTCGCTGACGAAGTCTGGAAGTTCAAGCGTGCGCGTACCGGGCAGGCCCAGAAGACAACCGGCATGCAGGACGTTGACGACGAGTTGAAGCGTTGGGAACTCCGCGAGACTGGCGACGAGCCTAACCCGCAGCCCAACCCGCTCGGCGTGGTCCCGCTGGTCGAGCTTCCCAATAGGCCAACCCTGGTGGGCGAGCCAATCTCGGATATCTCCGGCGTGATCGCTGTGCAGGATGCGGTAAACCTCCTGTGGGCGCAGCTCTTCACTACCTCTGACTACGCTTCGTTCCCTACGCGCATTGTCCTGGGTGCTGAGCGTCCGGTGGTCCCAGTGCTCGACGCCTCGGGGCAGATCGTTGGCGAACGCCCGGTCGACATGGAAAAGTTCGCCGTTGACCGTGTGCAGTTCTTCACGGGTGACAACGTGCGCACGGAGGAATGGTCAGCGGCCAACCTTGGTGCCTATGCGGACATCATCGAAACGGCCGTTGGCCACATCGCCGCGCAGACCCGTACGCCAGCGCACTACCTAATCGGCAAGATGGCGAACCTATCCGGTGACGCGCTGATCGCTGCTGAGACCGGTTTGGTTAAGCGGGTCGAGGAAAAGCAACTGTGGTTTGGGCAGGCACTCCGCGAAGTGTTCGCCCTGATCGCGCTGGCGCAGGGTGACGAGAGCAAGGCTCTGGCGGTTGCTGGTGGCCGAGTGCTCTGGGCTGATGCTCAGTCGCGCTCTCAGTCGCAGCTAACTGACGCGCTGCTTAAGCTCAAGCAACTCGGGTTTCCGTTTGAGTTCCTCGCGCTGCAATACGGGCTTACGCCGACCGAGGTTGCCGACCTACTCGCCATGAAGGACAAGGAACTTCAGGCAGACCCGATGGGCGCCTTCACGCAGCTTATGGCGCAGGACCCATCACAGGGAGACAACACGGATGGTCAACAGTCTGGCAGCCCGAACCCATCAGGAGACCCGGGCCCAACTGGCTAGCGCTACAGCGCGGGCAGTTCTCGGTGAGTGGGCCAAGGTGAACCCTGACGCCGTTGCGCGTGACTGGGGGAGTCTGCTTCCCAAGGTTACGGCCATGGTTCAAGCTGGGCAGTTGCATGCCGCTGAGGGAACACACACCTTTATGCGTGAGCTGCTCGGCCCATCGGCTCTGCTGCGTGCGCCTGCTATTGATCCGGCGCAGTTTTCTCGGGCCACCCCGGACGGC